CACCAGCGAGGACGCCGGAGTGGTGCCGGGAGTACCTACAGAGGCGTAGATGCTCTTGTAGGCGTTGGCGACGTCAGCGTCGATGCTGGAAGCCAACTGGCTGATACGCGGCTTCAGCACGCGGTCAGCAAAATCATCCAACTGCATCGTCAGTTCGGCAGTGGTGAAGTTGACGCCAATGTGCTTCTGCGAGCCAACGGTCAGCGAGGTGTACTGCTCGTTGTCATCCTGCACCGTCAGCGCAGCGCCGTCAGTGACCAGAGCGCGATCCGGCAGACGGATACGCAGGGTAGAGCCGATCTTGGCCCCTTCGTTGGCAAAGGAATCGTCGTACTGACGGTTCACGTTGCGGGTGATTACTAGGTTGTTCTCCAGAATCTCCAGAGCCTTCCGAGTAATCATGTCGATAGTCAGAATTGAGTTAGCCACAAATGTCTCCCAAAAAAGTTAGCGGTTACGCTGCGCTTCCCATTTCTTAACCTGTCGTTGCCGTTCAGCGGCGATCCACTCCGAGGTTGTCATGCTCTTGATAGAGCGTGGGTCTGTCGTATCGTGAACCGGCGCACTTGAACCTTTGGGGGTGACAGGTGCAATGGGTGCTGGCGCGTTAGTTGTACGTCGTACCGGCGGGGCATCGGCCACTTTGGCCTCAATCCTACCGATTTCCTTGGCTTGCATGAACGGCGCAAGGCGGGAAATACGTTCAGCTTCCTTGGGGTTTGCACCGAGGTAGTACGCTACGTCGGGGCCAACATCGGACGCCTGAATCGTCTGCGCCATCACGGTCGTGATCGGAAGGTTCGGGTTGTACGCGACTTGCTCAAAGTCGGTGTACTTGTCCCGCGCCTTTTCCTCGCGGTCGTGATATTGCTCTAGGACTTGGGCCTGCTGGCGCTGATTCTCGCGCTGCGAAACCAATTCTTCGGCTTTACGGGTGGCTAACGCATCAGCGTAAGCATCCACGGTCGAAAACTGATCGGCAGACGGAACTTCAGCGGGCGCTGACGGGGGTACCGTCGTTTGAGCCTGCATCCTTTCCCATTTACGCTGCTCGCGGGCAAGCCGCTTGCTGATCGCTGCGTCCAGTTCTTCCTGAGTGAAAGTCTTGGTAGGCTGCGACTCCGGCGTCTCATTCACGATTTCGGGAGTTGCCGTAACTTCCGATTCCGGCGCGGGAGAATCCGCTATCTCAACTTCTGACATGGTGGCTCCGTAAAGCCCCTGGTGGGTCGCACCAGTACGATTAGATATACAGCATCAATTGCAAGCCGTCAAACAGTGCGCGACAGCTTGACCTTAACCTGACCGGCAGCGACCGCCGTGGTGTCCGAGTCTGCCGCCAAGTTGGTGATGGCAATACCCAGCCCCAACGCAAAACGGTAGCCGTTAAAGCCTGGCGTTAATTCAACCTGACCGGTAGCCGGAACCTTGATGGTCATTTCGGGAATGTCCGTACCAACAGTGGGCGCGGTGGCCTTGTTGTACAGCTTTACAAAAGCGTCGGTTGCACCAAAGTTGTTGGCGTAAAACGCTTGCACGCCGGACGTACCGGTAAGGATCAACGCGCCGTTAGTTGTTGCCGCCGAAACGACAAAGTAAGGCGTAGCGGGGGCCAGCGGAGTGCCCGCTGAAATGACGTTAACCGTGCCGCTGGAAACGACTACCGATGCGCCGACAGGAAGCTGGTTCATTTGTAGTAGCTCACGTTAAGTGTGGCCGTTGCGGCTTGCTGAAAGAAGCGGATGCGGGTCAGGTCGCCGTCGTACATCAGCACAGCGCCGACACCCAGCGGCATACCCACCGTCGCAGTGGGGGCGACGCCATCATCGCGCCAGCGCACAGCTTGCGTTTCGGGGATAATCATCGCTACAGACGGTGTAGAAACCAACCCGTTAGTGTCGCGCACCGGCACCGTCAGGCCCGTGGATGCGGCCAAACCAACGATCTGTTGGTAGCCAAACATGGATGTGACGTCTTTAATCATGCCAGAAACCTCAGTTTATAGAGCGTGGACAGGTACAGCCCGACAATTTCGTCTATGAGATTGTGAAGCGCCGTATCGGACTTATCCACTACGTCGTACCGGCTGTCCTCAATTTCCTTGAGTGATGCCTGCAAGAACTCGACAATGTTGGCCGTTTTCTTGGCCGATTGCAACGGCACTGGGCCGATCAGCCCGTGTCGGCCTTGGTAGGCTTCAGTCAGCCCATCGGCCAAATCGACAATGTTCTCGTAGAACTTCTGCAAGGCTTTGTGCTTGGCGTAGCTGCGGGTGTTGAGATGCACCGAGTGCGTAACGTCCCGCGCAAGAAACAAACAGCCTATGAAGTCGGCCATCTTCATTGCATGGCCCCCATGTCGGGCGCGGCTTCCATCGGCATACCCTCGCTTTGACGGTCGGGCATCACGCCTACGATGTCGCCCGTGCTGATAGCCGCGTGCAGCGTGCCCATCACGATGTCGTGGATCTGCTCGTCGGTCATGCCCGCCTGCGTGGCGCTGATGCGCTTGGTCTCCGCGTCGTAAGCCTTGATCTTGAGTTCTTGGACTTCAATGGACTTGGATGCGTTTTGCAGCATCTGGTGCATATGATCCATCTCTTGACCCATTTGCTGAATCTGTTTTTCAGCCGCTTGCAGCGCCGGGGACTTGTCATCGTCGGCGGTGAGCTTGGGGTCGATAGTCTTGGCAAACCGCTTGGACATCTCCTGCGCGCCAGGCCAGTCCATGTTCTTGATAAACAGGTCACCGGCCACCGCCCACAGTTCAGGGTTGCCCTGCAACAGGTGGCTCATGGCCTCTAGCGACTCCTGCCGCTTGGTCATGTAGCTGGGGCCGGTGGTGACACAGACGTCGTACTTACCCACGTTGGGGTTGTAGATCTTCTGGATCACGTTGCCTTGGCTGTCTACGATCTTCTTGACCGGCTCCGGCTGCGACGGGTCGATCTGCGCCATGTCCGTCGCGCCGTCCTCACCGATGATGCGGGCGATGCGCTGCGTGTCGTAAATCTTAGGGATCAAGTCCACAATCTGGCGCGTGACGTAGCGCACCGCGCGGGCCAAGTTGTCCACATAGTGGTAGGTGCCCGTGTCGGTCTGGCGCTCGCGGGCCAAGATGGCCTTGCCAGAGCGTTCGTTAGACGTTTGCCCAAGGCTTGAGTCGTACTGGCCGGTGGTGGCCTTGATGTCGTCAGACGCGCCCATCTTGGCTTGCAGCAAGCCGCTGGAGGCCATAGGAGGCTGCGCACGCTGCGGCAGCGGCAGCATACCGCCCGCGCCGTCAGTGGCGTCGGGGTTGACCTCAAGATAGGGCCAGTTGGTCGTGTTGGCCGTTTTCCATTGGTTTTCGTAGCCCTCAAACTGACCGCCGTAGCCAATGAAGGGTGCCTTGGGTGCCAGCGCCAGCATTTCGGCCTCTTGGCTGACCCAGTAGTTGTACATCCGCTGCGCGTCTTTAGCGTTGCGCACCAGACCTGAGATGTGGATGCGTCCGTCAACCTCAAACTCGTTGCCGATCACGCGCACTACAGGGATGTACCGGCCCGCCCAGTCGCGTTCCTCCAGCACCTCAAAGCCGTTGATCTTGCACCACTTGACCTGCTTGCGGTCTACCGCGCGGGTTTTGACCGGTGCAATCCCTGCCGCTTCAAACTGCTTGGCCTCGTCCGAGTCGGCAAACAGCGTCTGCCCACCTGGGTACAGGTTCAGCGTGGCGCTGGTGTGTTCAATGTAAAAGTATTCGGCAATCCGCACCGTATCTTCAGTGATCCAAGCACTCAAGCTGTCATCGCCCACGCCTTGGGCTTGCAGCGAGGATATTGGCTTGGCCTTGGGGAACTGCCGTTCAAACTCGTCCTTCATCATGTCTTGCGTGATGAAGCACCACTGCGCGTCCGAGCCGCAGGGGTCTTGGATCAGCGGATCCATGTAGACGCTGAACGAGTTGCGCACCCGCCCAATGCGGATGTCTTGGTCAAAGCTATCTTCGTCGCAGTAGTCCGTCAGGACGCGAATGTAACCTTCACCGTAGGTGACTTGGTTGTCGCACGCGGTGTCGTAGGCCACATCCGCATCCGAGATGTACTCGATATGGCGCACCATACCGTCAAAGATTTCCGCAACCTCGATGTCGGCCTTGTCATCAGCGGGGATGACCTTACCAGCAGGGCGGTTCTGGCGCTGGTCGTTGGTGACCTGCTTGATGTGCTGAGGCAGCTTGTTGACCGTCAAGCACGGGCGTGCGTTGATCGTCTGCCCTTGCACCGAGCCGCGTGTGGCTAGCACATCGGCGGGCCACTGCCACTGATTGTCTGACGATCCTGCGGCAAAGCGCAGATCGTCTACCTCATCCTCGCGGGAGTCGCTGTACGCCGACAGCGCCATCTGGAGTCGATGGCGCGCGGTAGTCAGGAGGTCATCGTCGCTCATTACTCGCAGTGCAAGAGCGCAAAGTTAATTATGACGGCTTCACTGAGCGAGCCGCCCGAAATGTTGCGCAGCGTAATGCTGACCGTACCTGCGGCCAGCGCGTTAGCGAACACGTTGTAGCTGCCTGGCGTTGTTTGACCGCCGGAGATGGTCAGAATCACGGTGTCGTTGGCGCTGATGTAGCTGTTGTTGAGCGTGAACGTCGCGTTGGTGGCCGTAGCCAGCGCCGCGTTGTTCATGGTGATGCGACCGGCGCTCTTGTTGAGCGTCACAGCCGTTGACTTGCTGGTTGCCTGCGTGACAGTGCCCTGACCTGCGACGCTGTAGCCCAGCACGCCCTTGACGTAGATTTGATCGCAGTCGTACAGATCTTGATCCGAGTACGCGATGCCGATTGATTTGGTATTGCCCATGTTTAAGACCCCATCCAAGAGTTAGTGACCGAGCCGCCTTGCGACATCGTGCGCCGAGCGGGTTTATCCGTATACTCCCTGTGCGCAACAGGAAATGCAAACGTAACTGCCAGCGCATCGGCAGCGTCTGGCGATGCCAGACCCCTTGCCCGCATCTCTTTCTTGCCTTCAAGGAAGATCGTACCCGCTGAGTTGGGCTTCACCATCGGGCCGGTCAAGTCAGCCTTTAGCTGCTTGTCGGCGGGGATACTAGCAGAGCGCAGCCACTCTTTCATAGCCCCCCACAGTTCAGCCCGCTTGTTGCCCCACATGATCGAGTTCTTGGCCTTCCAGCCAAAGTTAACCCCGCGCACCTTGTACCGCTGCTCGTTGAGCCGATCCAAGATGCCGTAGCCCAAGCCGCCCTCGTCGATGACCGTCAGCACCGGCTTGAACTCGTCCATAGCGTCGATCACGCGCCCCACGATGGTCATGGTGTCCTCGCCTTGGTACCGCTTGATCGCCACGATGTCGCGCCCTTGGCGCACCAAGATGACCGTGGCGTCCGCGCCGCCGCGTGCGGGGTCGATTCCCATCACTATCGGGGCGGTAGAGTCCTTGTAGCGGGGCCGGTTAGCCGCGTCGTTGACCGCCGTGGGGCTGATAAACTGCCCATCACCCGCGCTGGGGAACTCCCCGTACACTTCCACCCGCGCTTGGGACGAATCTTCGCCGTATTCAGCAATAATTTGCTCATAGACCGCTTTGTCGGTGTCCTCCACCGTGCGCGCGTCGATGTTTTGCGTCTGCCAGAAGTCCCGCTTGGCGTTAAAGCACTCGTAGAAATACCCTTGGTTGCGTCGGGGGTTGGAAAACGCGCACCAGAAGCGATTTGGCGTGTTTTCGGTGAAAAAGCCGCCTGTTACCGCCCAGATCGGGTCAGGGATACCGCTGGCTTCGTCAAATATGACCAGCACGCCGTCGTAGTTATGCACACCCGCGTAAGCGTCGGGGTTCTCCTCACTCCACAGCCTGCCTTCTGCGGCCCAATAGCGCGTTCCCTTCTTCAAGTCGCGCTCCACTAGCTCTGTGAGCCACTGCGCGGGGGTGATGCGTGTCGCGCTAATCTCAAACCAGTGGCTGTGCAGCGCCATTGCCAGCCATTTTGTAATTTCGGCCCATGTCACCGCCCTAAGCTGCGCTTCGGAGTTGGCGCTGACGATGGTCGTTGAGCCAATGCGCGTCGAGAGCATCCAGATGACGATCCAAGACACCAGCGCCGACTTGCCGATGCCGCGACCGGAGGCGATAGCAAGGCGCAGTACCGTGAACGCCTCTGCTGTGCGGTTAGCCTTGATGTGGTCGCCAAACTGCCGCAGCACCTGGCGTTGCCACTTACGCGGGCCTTTGAACTGCTCCAAGGGCGTGTTGCGCTGCCCCCACGGGAAGCAGAACAGCACGAACGCTTCCGGGTCATCCTTAACCTGCGGCGACCACAGCCGCGACATCAGTAGCTGCTCGTCCTCCGCGCTGTAGATTGGTTTTTGCATTACTGAGGCGCACTTTGAGCTGCTTTGCGGTACGCCGCAACGGCAGATTCTTTGTCAACAAAGTAGCCTAGTTCGTGCATACACCCTGCAATGCTAATCCTAGCCCGCCATTTTTGTTGAGGTTTGTGCCAACCAACGCCGCGATGACCCGACACGTTATCTGCTCGCAAATTGCTGTTGTGGCAATTTAACGATCTGTCAGATTCCCGTAAATTAGCAATTCGATTATCGTTTCTGGTGCGGTTAATGTGGTCAATTTCGGCTACAGGCCACACGCCGTGCGTGTAAAGCCAGGCTAACCGATGCGCGGCGTAGATACGTCGATCTACGGAAATGCGTATGTACCCTTTTAAGTCTTGCGTTCCCGCAGTAGTTTCGGCAGCGACGCACGAAAGCGCGATGCGCCACACAAAAATACCTGTATCGGGGTCATAGCGCAGTAGCTGTTTG